CTTTAATAGTAGGTTGAATAGGTCTACTTACAGTTCCTAACTCAACGTCACCAATACGTACAGTACCTGCAACTGTTCGTAAACCATCAGGACTTAAAAATAATAGATCACCTGCAATTTCTTGAATGCTTTGTGCATCCATACAACCTACGTTTTTAGTTATAGGCTGTATTGTAATACTATTAGAATCATTTATATTAAGCAACTTAAATATACTATTTTTACAAAAAATAATCAAGTCATCACGAAAACTAGCTAGACCTACTGCTTGGTCTTCTAGAACAATAGATCCTGCTCCAGTACCTGTAAAGTTGTCAGGATCATTAGTATGACTATAGTATATTGTGTTAGCGGCACTCCCTGCCCCAGCAACTACAAAATGTTTGTCATGTATAGTGCCTACTGCAGGAGCAACTGAGCCGCTTACGGTTATTTCGCCTGCAAAAAAAGTACGGGTAGTTAATGCTCCAGTACCTTCCATTCTAAAAAAATAAGGCTTGTTTGCGCCATCACAAATAAGAATTTCACCGTAATCAGAAAGACCTTCAAAAAATGAAAAACTTGTTTGTCCTTGTCCAGTACGTGCTAAATCGCTACGGCCTGTAAAAGTAGAATAATTATCTCCAGAACTGTGTACACTTGATTTAGAAATTGAAATCCATGAAGTACCATCTTGACTAAAAAATATACCTGTGCCTGAACAAACTATTACACCGTCAGCGTATCCTCTAATGCCTAATACTTTATTATCTCCATTAGGTCTAACTGCTGAACCACCCCCAAAAAGAGTAAAGCCATTAATCCGACGATACCCTCCATCAGTATCTACCTCAAAGTTTGTAAGCTTTGAAGCAACACCGGGCTGTCCCAGCATTTCAAGCTGGTTGAGGCTAGTGTATAAGCCTCCTTTAGCTGATAGGCCAAAAGGTTGTGACATTAAACAAACCTCATGCGATCATCTTTAAACTCACCGGGGCTTGGGCTTATAAGATTTAATTTCATTAAACGCAAACCACGCTTATAGTCTTCAAGTGCAAACGCAGAAAACTGAGGACTTTCTTTAAACTGATAAATATAATATCTAGCTCTGTTTAAAAGTACAGGTTTATAGATATTAGGAAACACTAACTCGTCTCCAAAAGATGAAAGCTCTGTAGGTAATGCGTAGGCATAGAACCAAATACGATAGACTTTATCTGGTATGCTGCTTAAACCAAACTTACGGTTGTCAGGGCTTTTAATAACCCTGTCAGGGACACCGTACTGTTGTGTGTCTGCATCGTCTAGGTTTTCTGGAATACGTCTGTAGTCTTTCCAAGCTTCTGTAGTAGTAAACCGTAGGTTACGTGCAACATAGGGAGCCGTTTCTCCGTCTACTCCAACAGTAGTTAAATAAAAATTATCCCAGTCTACATAGCCGTAGTCTGTAGTTAAAGAGCTGCTTGCGGGTTTTAAAGTATACCAACGCTGTCCTGCTACTGTTTCTACGTACACATTCCCGTACATAGGATCAGTTTCACCGCTTAAATTAACGGCAAGGAAAGGCCACTGAGGTTCCTCATTTACAATATCTAGATAAGCTCTGTTGATAGAATCTTTTACGTGCTGTTGAATACCTACAGCAGAAGCAAAGCTAGAACTGGTAAGCTCTACCTCATTCATCTCTCTTAGAAGCTCATTAGCTAAATTTAAAAATGTAGCCATTAGTGTGCCTTTTTAATTGGAAAATCGACCGATTTACTAGATCCTTTATGTGGCTTGTAACCCTCTTTAGGGTCTTTCATTATTTTATAAGACTTACCGTCTTTCATCCAATGATAGCCTTTAGGAGCGTCTACTTTCATCGCTTTGTATTCTTTTTAGTTTTGCTGATGCACTTCTTTTCCATATCAGCAATAGAAGCATAACCACCATGAGCATAACCGCTTCTAGGCTTTTCCATTTTCTTTTTCATATTGGTTTGCATGTTTTCTACCATAGTGCCACCACCCATGTAACCACCTCTTTTATACATGATTCTCTCCTGATCAAAAATAGAAGGCTTAGATGCTTCAAAAGAACTTACAGCATTCCACATAGTGGGTTTGGGAGCTGTGGTTTGCATAGTTTTTACTTTATTTTTTAATTTTCTAAAAATACCCATTAGTCTTGCTCCATGCTAAAAGTTTTAGAAGTTTCTCTAGCTATTTCTAATTCATTTTTATTACCAAAGATACGATCATAATTTTCCTGATACTTATCCTTATCAAAACCCTTACGAAAACGACTATCCTTAGATACAATCGCTTTCCTAAACATTACTGGATTTTCATTATTGCCTATCTGTGGCATACTAAATTCCTTTGTAAAAAGATTGGGGGGCTTTTACACCCCCCGTTCTTATTAGTCGATTCCGTAGAAAGCTGAAACCAGAGCGTCTGGTCGCAGTACTTTGGCACCGTATACGTGAAGACCACGCACGATATCACCAAAGCTATCCGGGTCACGAATTACTTCAGTGCTGGTAATCGTCTGAGCCGTAGCTGTAGAAGACATGTGTCCAGCAAGACATTGGCCTGCAGCATTAGTAGTTGCAGCAATGTTATTAGTTTTATACATATCAAAACCACGAAGCTTACCAGAGCTTACCAAACCATTACGGATGGAACCCTGACCAGCGTTGTAGTCAACTGACAAGAGCTTAGAAGAACTTTGTACAAGTACTTCATAGAACTCAGGATTAGCTAAGAACCAACGACCTTCTTCAGGAACATTAGCTTCGTCAAGGAGACGGGCCATGTGAGAAAGAACGTCGATAGGATCATGCTCGCCTGAAGCAAAGCCGATGTCCAAGTTACCAGTACCGTCGAAGGTGCCAGCAGCAAGGTCAGTTGCACTGTCAGAACCAAGGATGTGGTTCGGGCTTGCAGCAGAAACACCAGCGATCATAGTAGCAATTACGCCTTCGTCAAAAGCATCACGCAAAGCGTAAGCTGCTGAAGAGGTTGCTACATCGCGGAAGTTTACGTGCGACATGTTGGTTTCAATATCATCAACGATGAACTTAAATGCGTTAGCAGTATCAACTACCAAAGAAACTTCTTGGTCAGTCAACTTAGTCTGCGTTACATCTGCACCACGCTCATACTGATAAACAGTAATTACAGGTTCTTTGATGATTCGTACAGTATCGCCAAAGCCAGAAATCTCACCAGCATAATCGGTATTCGTAATAGCTTCTGCTACTGACGACTTCCGAAAGAAGTTGAGAACCTGTTTGGAATATACTTTAGGTAGGAAAAACGAGTTAGTTTGTCCTGATACTGAGTTACCAAAGTTAGCATCTGTGTCTGTTGAAGGCTCAAATAGAGCGTCTGATTGGTTATAAGCCATGTTATATTACTCCTAAGTAGAAAAGATTATCCTCTACGAACTCTTCCCTCTTCCATAGCAATTTTGATTTCTTCTTCATATCTATCAAATTGATCAAGGGACATTTTCGCAATTTCACTTTCTGTCCAGATCTTAGCTTCCTTGGCATCTACATTGGTTGTTTTGGTAGATACCATATCTGCTGCAGAACCTCCTTGAGGTTGCTGACGAGCTGAACGTCTTTTGCGAGAACCTTGTCCTTTACCAGTTTCTAACTTATAAAGATCTAACGCTTTAACGGCCAAAGTAACATTATTAGGATTATTGTAAATCCAATCTTGTATTTGCTCAGGTTGTTCCTGCGCCCACTCATGAAAGCTATCGTCGCCTCTGATGTCGTCAAAGTCAGGATGTCTTTCTTTAAGAGCTGCTTCTGCTTCTCGCGCTGCAATCTCTGCTTCTCGTTGTTCAATAACAGAAAGCTTAGATCGCAAGGCTTCTACTTCTTGCTGGCTCCGCATATGAGCTACAGTTTCTACTGTGTCATACAAATCAGGGTATTCTTCTCTAAAACGATCTAGGTCTTCTTGAGACTTAGGAGCTTGGTACTCTGGTTCGGCTGCTCTAGCCTGTTCTACAAGTTCTTGCTCTTTACGTTTAAATTCAGAAAGCTTCTGATCGTAATGTTTCTTTAAATCGTCATAACGCTTTTTATAGTTAGTGCTTGGTTCATCCTCAGTAGAAGGGGCCTTTTTGCGGGTAGCCTTCTGCTGTTGAGGTTCTTCGTCGTCTTCCGGGTAATACAAGCTTTCTGCAGCACTTAAAGATTTTTTTCTTTCTTGTGTGTGCCACGACTTACGTGCATTATATGGGTTTGCGACTTCTTCCTCTTCGTATGCCTGTTCGGACATGGTACTCTCCTTTTCTACGGGGCTTGTTTCTTGCAAGGTAGCCAATTTCAAACGTCTTTAAAATCTGGGGCTTGATACTACAAGGTAGCCGTACTATTGTTTTATCGTCTTCCTCCCATTAGGCTCGGCATTTGGTTAGCTCCCAACATAGTTTGATTAATAAGATTTTCTTCTTCTTCCTCAAGCATTTCCTGTTGTTCTGGAGGTGTTCCTAATAGCCCACCCATTTGGTAAGTGGAACGAATCTCACCACCACTAGATCGTCGTTCTGCATCATCCATCATTGTTTGAAGGTTATCTGCTCCGATTTCGCTAGTAGCTGCTTCGGTCATAACAAACTCTCCATCGCTTAGTCGCGCAGGAATTGAGTCTGATACGCCTGTTCCGGGGCCTTCAACTTCTCCAGCCCCAGAAAACTCTGATGCAGTCGTTACGACCTTATCAAAGATTTCACTGAGCCTTGGATCTGATTCCAAAGCTCCCATTAAGTATTCTTGTTCGCTATCGTCTAGGGATTGTCCTAGTACATAACCCATGTAATCTTCTTCCATTTCATCGTCTGGAAGCTGAGATGCTTCTGCATTTGCCTGCTCTTCTGGTGTAAAAGTATCTACAGGCATGTCTTCTTGCATTTGCATTTCAGGAGCTACAAGCATTGAACCTTCTGCAAATTTAGAACGAGAAGCTCTCATTTTTTTGTCCATTTCTTCTTGTTCTTCTATTTCCATTTTATTTTGAAGCTCTTCTTCAGACATGTTTTTAATTGTCTGGATTCTTTCTCTAATCATTAAACTTTCGTCTTCAGAAGGAGAAATACTTTCACTAGACTCACGCGCAATTAGTTCCTGACGAAACATTTCTAATTCACTCATTTCACCGCCTAATGCTTTTCCTTTACGAACGTCAGTGCTGTATTTTTTACCTTTAAACATAAAAGTTTCCTTGCCTTCGTTATGCGCTTTACTAAAAGCTTTTTCAAAAGCAGTAGCTTGTTTTTTAGTAGGCTCTGAATCGTTTTCTTCTTCCCAAGACATAGAAGCTCCTGCAGAAAGTAGACTTACGGCTCCTGCTCCTTTAGCTGCCCCTTTAATTTGTTCAGTGTTTTTATAGGCTTTTGTTCTGTCTTTTCCTACAACTACACCTCTATCTTCTGAAGTTCTTCCGGGGCTTTTTGAAGAAATACCTTGAAGCTCATCTAATTTTTTAGAAGCGTATTTACCAAACTTAGATAAAACTCCTCCTGCCCCATATTTTTCTCTGTCTAACATGCTTTTTTTACCCGGCATCTTTTCTCTCCATCTCTACTTTAACGCTATCCTTCAACTGCTCTAGGCGTTCCAGAGAACTCAGCCTCCCCTGACTGCGGTACAGCTCCAGTTCCGATGTTGCCACCGCCAGTACCCGTAGCTCCAGCGTCTTGGCCTTCTGGAGGTACTCCTTCAGGGCCTCCCATACCTCCGGGTTGTTCACCACCGGGGCCAGCTTCCGGGCCAGTTGCTTGTCCAACATTATTTTGCATCCCTATAATTTGAGCCATTAGTGCTGCTTCTTCAGGATCATTAATCAATTCATCTGGATCAAGGTCAAGACTGTAAGCAAGCTCGCTAATTAGCTTGTTCATTTTAATGAAAGGTGCAATAGCAGGATTCTGAGCAGTCTGTAAGAACATAGTCAATCTTTGGCTGCGTACTTCTTTCTGCATCAAGCTATTTGTACCCGTGGCTTTTACTTCTAAATCACCTTTGACATCCAACTTAGACTCTAGGAATTGCATGTTCCATTGGAAGTATGCTTCGCCCATAGGCTTAAGTAAGAAGTCATCAAGATTCTTAATTACAGTTTTAATATTAAGGGATGCTGCGCCAAGTAGCATGGACATACCTGAAGCAGTTCGCGTCATGCTTTGAACGCCTGTTTGACCATGTGAATAGCTTGGAATACCTGTTTGTTCATCTGCAAGCTGACGAAATTTGTCAAACATTTGTAAGTTTTCTTGTGTAGTATTAGGAAATTTTAAGCCGTTAATAGCTGTTCCGGGCATTCCTGCTTGTCTTCGGAATACTTTACCCGGATATATTTCCATACTTTGACCACCTACTAAAGCAGTTTCGTCTACATCAAAGACTACTGATCCTGATAACGCTAGGTTGTCTATTGCCATGCGAGCGTGACCATTCATGATCTTTTGAGAATCGTCCATATTCTCAGCAACCCCAATGCCAAAAAAGCTATAGGGGTTACGCTCATAAGGAAAGGCATGATAAGGCAACCTGAAAGGCGTAAACGGATTTATTACTGCCCTCAACATTTGACCGTTGCAGATCCAAGCGTTTACTTGTACTTCATCTAGGTCATCTACTTCCTCTGGTATATCCATACCAACTTGGCGAGCATATTCTGCATCCATAACTCCCCAATACTCTAGAACTTCAAACTGCCCTGACCCCGCTTCTTCTGAGCGGTGGTCATCTTTAAGTTCCTGTTCATAGTCTTTTTCTTCGTAATTAGGCCCCATTACTAGAGCTTCACGAATTGCATCTTTACTAAAGTATGGCATTTTTGCCAAAGACCGTAATTTAGTACGGTTCATTCTATGTCTGTGAAAAATGTATTCTGCTTCGTTTATGTTTGTAGCGTTAGGATCAGGAAAGAAGTCCCATATACTGACAAACTCAATACGAGGAACGCGCACATCAATTGGAGAATATCTCCTAAGTCCTTCTTCATTTTCCTCCCACCTACTAAGTGTCTTGTTAAAGTTAAACGGCCCCTTTACTATGCCTGTGCCGAATAAGGCAGATTCAAAAAGAGCGTTACGTATTTCGCTGGCTCCATTTGATTCTTCAATTTGATCATGTATTAATTTTTCTAAACGCCTAGCTGCTTCTTTAGCAGGACTTACTTGCAAGACTTGTGGGCTTGGGCTTGGGCCGTCAGTGAGTTTTTCGCTTGCTGCTTCTTCAAGTGACGTTTCTTGAAATCCTCCCGAGCCATAGGTTGCTCCCGGCTTAAGTACACGCCCGTCACCTTCGTAACCAACGTCAAATGGATTCTCCTCTTTCTTTTCTGGAAATTGTTCTGTTTCTTCTTGTGTGGTTTCAATTCCCGGCATAGGGTTTTGTGCATCTAAATGAGCATATTCACTAATACCTTCTGGTACTTTAGTTTCAGCAATACCGATAGGGAACTTATTAGCTCCGAAGATAACATCAACTAATTGGCCGAAAGCAGCCAATACTTTTGTTTTAGTTACTTTTACGAATACTCTAGACTTTTCAGATTCTCTAAAACGAATATTTTTACCGTAAAGACCACGGTAGTTATGATAAGCATCTAACCAACGCTGCTCGTCTAAGTCTCTAGCACTTTCAGCTTGTTCATAACGATCCATAAGAAGACCAACAAAGTTATTACGCAGTGACTCTTCTAAAGTCAACTGCATACCTTGCTCGTCTTCTACTTGCTCAAAGTATAGCTCGTTTGCTGTTAAGCTATTTTCTTCTGCCATATATTAATATCCAAAATCTGCATCTGCAGGTGTATAAGCTTGTTCAAGACGCATGTGCCTT